TATCACTTCAGGACAAAATGTTATAGATGGTTTGATATTAGAAGAGATAAAAGAAAAAACAGTTTGTGAACCGATAGAAAAAAGAGGTATTGATAGTAATGTTTGGGTATGGGAACCACCAAACTACACAAAAGATTATATAGTATGTGCTGACGTTAGTAGAGGAGATGGAACTGACTACTCTGCATTTCACGTTATAGATGTGCAAGACGTAAAACAAGTAGCAGAATATAAAGGTAAGATATCGACAAGAGATTTTGGTAACTTATTAGTGAACATTTCGAATGAATATAACGAAGCATTACTAATTATAGAAAACAATAATATTGGTTGGGCTGCTATACAATCAGTTATTGATAGAGGTTATCCAAACTTGTTTTATGCAAGTAAAGATTTACAGTATGTAGACACCGAAAGGCAGATGACTAATAAGATAAATAGAATGGAAAGACAGATGACTCCTGGCTTTTCAATGTCTATGAAAACAAGACCATTAGTTGTCGCAAAGTTAGAAGAATTTTTTAGGGAAAAAGCAGTTACAGTTCAATCACAAAGGTTGGTTGATGAGTTGTTTGTATTTATATACAACGGACAAAAAGCAGAAGCTATGTCAGGATACAATGATGATTTGGTAATGTCGTTTGGCATAGGTTTGTGGGTTAGAGAAACTGCTTTGAGATTGAGAGCAGAGGGTGTTGAACTTACAAAGAAAACTTTGACAAATGTAAACGCTCATGAAGGCGTATACACACCATCGGAAGCCAAGAATGATTCTTGGTCATGGGATGTTCAAAAAAATCAAGAGTCCTTAGAGTGGCTCTTATAAAGTGAGGTAAAAAATGGCTGATACATCATTATTTGGTAGATTACGAAGATTATTTTCTTCTAACGTTATCGTAAGAAACGTTGGTGGTAGAAAACTTCGTATAGCTGATACAGATAAAGTACAAGCATTTGCTAAAAATAATTTAATAGATAGATACACAAGAATGTTTTCGGGTTATGGTGCGAACGTAACTACAGACGCAGTTCATAAAAAAGCATTACGATTAGGATTGTTCAAAGATTATGAATCGATGGATACTGATGGTATCGTTTCTTCAGCATTAGACATCTACGCTGACGAATCAACGATGAAATCAGAATATGGTGATGTATTGGAAATCAAAACTGATAACGAACAAATCAAAAAAATACTCCATAATCTTTTTTATGATATTCTAAATATAGAATTCAATTTATGGCCGTGGGTTCGTAATATGTGTAAGTATGGTGATTTCTTTTTGTATCTTGAAATAAGTGAGAAGTATGGAATATCAAATGTACAACCACTTTCACCATACGATACTGTTAGAGTTGAGGGTATCGATCCTGAGAATCCTAACTATGTAAAGTTCGTACTTGAATCGGGTGGTGATATGGGTTCAAAGTATTCAGTTCAGGCACCAAAAAACGCAGAATTAGAAAATTATCAAGTAGCACATTTTAGATTACTTTCTGATTCAAATTATCTTCCTTATGGTAAGTCAATGATTGAACAAGCAAGAAAAGTTTTCAAACAGTTGACTCTTATGGAAGACGCTATGATGATTCACAGAATTATGAGAGCACCTGAAAAGAGAGTATTCAAGTTGGATATCGGTAATATACCTCCCGCTGAAATTGATAATTATATGCAAAAGATTATAAACAAGATGAAGAAGACACCTATCATCGACCAAGATACAGGTGACTATAACTTGAAGTATAATATGCAGAATTTGACAGAGGACTTCTTCTTACCTGTTCGTGGTGGAGATAGTGGTACACAAATAGATGCACTACCTGGTTTGACATATGAAGCTACAGAAGATATTGAGTATCTAAAGAATAAAATGTTAGCGGCACTTAGAGTTCCAAAAGCGTTCTTAGGATATGAGGAGTCACTTGGTAGTAAAGCAACACTAGCAGCTGAAGATGTTAGATTCGCAAGAACTATTGAAAGAATACAAAGAATTACAGTATCTGAGTTGACTAAGATAGCTATCATACACTTGTATGCACAAGGTTTCCAAGATGAAGAGTTAGTCAATTTTGATTTGAGTTTGACAAATCCATCTACGATATATGAAACCGAAAAGGTTGAATTGTGGAGTAGTAAGACACAATTAGCGTCATCTATGTTACAAGATGGATTAGTTTCTTCAGAATGGATATATAAAAATATATTTGGATTTACAGACGATTACATAAAGGAGATGGATAACCAAATAGTTTTTGATTTCAAACAAAAGTTTAGACGTTCCCAAATAGAAAATGAGGGTAACGATCCTGCAAAGAGTGGTGAAGCACAAGGAACACCAAGTGATAACCAAGCAGGTAGGACAGGACATGAATTAGATGACACAGGTGGTTCGCCTCCTGGTGGATTCAAAGGAGCAGGTAGACCTAAAGAGGGTGGTAAGTATGGACAAGATAGTGGTGCGAGAGGTAGAGACCCATTAGGTGCGAAAGACAAAAAAAATCAATATAACCCACAATTAGCATTAGCACATTTTGATAAATTAAAAGGAATGATGGATAAAAAAGACTTTAGTTTATTGAATGAAGCTGATTCTATTGAAAATGAATATAAAGAAGAACTAAACGACACGAAAAAGAAGTAGTTTTTTCATATTTTTATATTTATATATGACATATCATTTTGATTGGAGTTCAAGATTATGAATAAAAAGGTAAAGCATACCAAAATTAAAAATACAGGTATTCTTTTTGAGTTGTTGACTCGTCAGATTACCGCAGATTTATTAGGATCTAACGATTCTAAAGCTGCAGAAATTGTAAAAGAATTTTTTAACAAAGATACTGAGCTTGGAAAAGAGTTCGAATTATACAAAATTCTTTCAGAAAACAAATATTCTACCGAAAGTAGAGCTGAAAAACTTCTTGAGGTAGTTTTACGTAATAGAGGTAAGTTGAGTAACAGTTCAATTAGAAGTGAAAAATACAATCTTATAAGAAAGATAAAAGAATCTTATGATATAAATGAATTTTTCAATGCAAGAATACCTAACTATAAAGTTTTAGCTTCAATCTACAATATATTTGAGTCAAGTGAAGAAACAAATCCTGTTTTGTATGAAAAATCACATCATACCCTCATGGAAAACATGACACATGATAACGTAACTGTCAAGAAAGACAAGACTTACGATTATCTAAAACAGCAAGAAAAAGATTTACGACTTTTGGCTTATCAAACATTAGTCGAAAAGTTCAATAAAAAATACTCCAATCTATCAGAGAAACAAAAAACATTGTTGAAAGAATACATCAATAATATCTCTAACACAAATAAGTTGAGAGAATATGTTGACAATGAAATCAACGATATCAAACAAGTTCTTTCTGAAAAAATAAATACAGTTGATGATAAGATTACAAAAATCAAAATCAACGAAGTTGTAAATCAAGCCGATTCTCTCAAAAAAGGCAAGGTTGTTTCTGATAAGCAGGTTGTTTCACTAATGAGATATTACCAACTTATTCAGGAGATAGATAATGTCGCCAAAGGTTAGAGAGCAACTAAAAGCCTATATTAGAGAACTTATCCAACAAGAAATAGAAGAAGCTTCTACCACCGCTACCGCAGGTGCTATGCACTACAGCACACCTTATGCTTTTAGTGGTAAAGGTAAGAAAGATAGAAGAAAGAAGATTGCTAAACAAAGTGGTTATAAGATGGAAGCTAAATTCGCTGTAAAGTTCAATATTGGTGATAAGGGTGAGACAGCTACTATTATAGTTGATGCAGGTTCTAAAGGTGCAGCAGAAATGATGGTTGCTAAGAATCTCAAAAAAGGTAGAAAAGGAATCGCGAGTGTAAAGAGGGTTGAACCTAGTAAAGCAAAACAAGTTGATAAAAGACTTGAAAATGTCAATGAGGGAAAATATCACGATTGGAGAAATGACGAAACACTATCACCAAAACAGAAGATAGGTAAGTCAATGATGGAAGTACGTGATACTTTAAGAGAATTAGAAAAAATGGTAAAGATGAATGTTCGATTGAAAAATGAATTGAATGTCGATAGTAGAGGTTATTGGAAGAGAACACATTCAGCTTTACAAAAAATTAGTGAAAGGTTAGTTAAGTTAGCGAACAAAGTCGGTCAACTTAAGTGAACCTAAAAAAGAAACCGAAGTGGAATCACTTCAAGCATGAGTTATTATACAAACTCATGGATACAATCAAAGTTACAGAAGTTTTTTGTGCGGAAGCGTTGAAAAATGGTGAGAGAGATGCTTTCAATAAAATAGAAGCACTTTCAAAAGTCGATAGTTGTATTGAAGATTTGGAAGAAATAAGAACAGAAATAATAAAAGTGAGAAGCTAATGAATAAACAACTTCTAATAGATTACTTACCTTTTGAGGTAATGCCCGAAACTATAAATGAGGGTATGGGTAATGGTAAGCTTTTGGTAAAAGGTGTTCTACAGAGAGCAAACGCTGAAAACCAAAATGGAAGAATATATCCAAAAGAAATTTTAGTACGTGAAGCTAAAAAGTATAATGACTCTTTTATAACTGAAAGAAGAGCTATGGGTGAGTTAGACCATCCTGAGTCTTCTGTAGTCAATTTACAGAACGTTTCACATAACATCAAAAAGATGTGGTGGGAAAATGATGACTTGGTTGGTGAGGTAGAAGTTTTACCAACACCAAGTGGTAATATCCTAAAAGAATTATTCAAATCAGGTATCAAACTTGGCATATCTTCAAGGGGTATGGGTTCAGTAGAAGCAATCAAAGAAGATGAAGAAACAGGTAAACAAACAGTTGCAGTTCAGCCTGACTTCGAACTTATTGCTTTTGATTTCGTATCCAACCCATCTACACAAGGTGCATTTTTATACCCACAAGGTAAAACAAATGAGGGTGTAATTACAGAAAGTGTGAGAATGGATGAAAGAAATCCAAATGAATGTGGTAAGTATTGTAAGGTGGAATCTATAACTAACGATATTATAAGAGGTCTATAATGCCAAAGTATACAAAGAAAATGTGGGAACAATGGAAAGACTTTAGACTTGATGAAGCACCACCAATGTTTCAAGGTGCAAAAAAGTCAGCACTAAAAGATATTGCCTCACTTGAAAAGAATATGAAGATGATGATAAAAGAAGCTGATAAAGGTGGTGATAAGAAAAAAGCAGTTTCTATTATGAAAGCTTACAAAGATTTATTAGTTGAACTAAAATTATTTCTAAATAAGGCGTAGTATGTTAAAAGAACTTGTTGAAATTTCATATCAAAACGGATTTTTTGATGAAGTGACTGAAGATGTTCTCAATGATGAAGAACAATTCAATGCTCTTGTTGATGCTTTCGTAAAAGAAGTTGTCAATAGGGTTGGAATAGTAAATGAGTTACGTAAGAAAAGAGTTATTAGAGGTAAGAAACTAAAACTACGTGTCATTTGTCCTCGAAATAAAAGATACGTACCATCAAAAAAGCAATGTGTTAGGGTATCAGGACAGCAAAGAATGTTGAAGAAAAGAGCAATGCGTAAAGCTGCTATTAAAAAACGTGGTAAAAAAGCAATGATTCTTAGAAAACGAATCAAGTCTATGCGTAAGAGAAAAGCTATGGGATTGAGGAGAGGAAGATAATGAAACAATGTCTTTGTGAAAAATGTTGGAAAGGGTACGTCAAGAGAGGTATGAAAACCTTATTCGGTAAAAAATATCCTAATTGTGTAAAAAAATCCAAAGCAGGAAAGCGAAGAGAATCCGTAAAAGAAGCTGAACGAAAAATGAGTTCATTAGAAATGCAACAGATTATATTGCTAGCAAAAGCTATGAAACAGATGCCTGGTAGTCCAGCACAGAAAAAAATTAAACAGCAAATAAATGTTATCAGAAAAAAATTAGGGCAGAAGCCTGTAAAAGAATCCTTACTTGAAAAAATGGGACCAAAAGAACTTCACGCATATATGCAACACGTCTTTGATACACAATTCAAAACAGCTGACGATAAAAAGATGAAAAAAACATTGATTAAAAAAATCAATATTGCTCAAAAGAAAAAAGGTTTACCTTTATTCAAAGAATCCGTAAATGAAATTAGTTCATATGGTGAGTATGTTGAAGATAATGCTAGAATGTTAGCACAAGATTATAGACGACAAGATAAAAAATTAGCAAAAGCATTAGACCATGTAGCCGATAGAATAAACCAAAGTTATCCAGGTAGAAATAGAATCACAAAAAATGATGTAAAAGATATTATTAAACAACCCTATGACCGTAAACTTATGAGACCTATGATGAGATTTAATTTAGATGATTTATTTGAATCCGTAAATGAAGTTAGTGGTGTTGATGTCGCTAAAAAGGTTCTAAAAAATAAACAAATGGAAAAAGGTCTTGATTTACAGACTGCTAATCTAATAGTAACAATAGATAAAGCTTACGATAAAAAACCAGCATTACAGAAAAAATTCAGAGCTATAAAATTACCAAAGATGAAACAATTAATTCTAAAGTTTGGAAGATAATATGATAAAGTTAAAAGATATATTGAGAGAATCAAAAGCTAGTGGTATGTTAGCTGAAGCATTTAGAAGTTCCATTCTTAGAAAAATGGTGAATAACTTTCAAGGTTTAGATAGAGACTTCTTCACCTATGGTGCAAAACTTGGTGTTCAATGGGATAAGGTTAGAGATAGCCAAATCGAAAAGAATCCAAAACCTAAGAAAAAAGGTATAGAGTTTGCAGTCGCAACAAAAAAGATTGATTTACCATCTAAAAAAAGATATGGTGATTACAATTCGATTCAACAAGTAGAAAAAGGCACTGCACTTATTGTACTAAAAGATGGTAAACCACTTTGGTATACAAAATCTTGGAGGAATGTAGACCAAAAACGTAAAGCGGCTACAGGAAAAGGTATGGGTATGAGAGCTGGTTCAAGAAGTTCACTCTATGGTGATGATAAGATGTCTTTTGGTATTGATAAGTTTGGGTATCAAAGTTTAGCGGCTGTACAACAACTACCTGGCATTGTTTACTATCAAGTTACTTTAGATGAAAATATGCCTTACATGGGTGGTAAAGAAAAAAGAGAAATGAGATACGCAGTTGGTGAGGGTTCTTGGAAGTGGAAAACCGATGGTGAGTTTAGAGATGGAAACGAAAGAAGATATCAAAATTTACTTTCTCAAAGATACAGAGATAAAAATAAAGTGAATGCTAAAGTAAAAGCAGCAAAAGATTTTACCAATGGATTGATAGCCGCAGCTATTGGTGGTAAACCATCAGCTAAGTTTGATAGGTTACTAAAGCAGTATAATAGTTGGACTACGAATGAAGAAAAAAAGGTGTATGAGTATATGTCTCAAATAACACGTGCTATGGAAGACTTATATGGTCAGTTTGGAAGATATATTGAATCAACACAATATGATGAGCAACAAGAAAAAGAAAAGGGTAAAAAGCCAACGTACTATCGTGCAGATGATGATGCTAGAAGAGTTATGGCTTCAGCAGGTAGGATTTTAGCAGGAAAGTTCCGATGATAAAACTCAAGGATTTATTAAATGAACAATCTGTAGAAGTAGGAAGCGCTTACGATAATAATGGACAGATAGAGTTGGTGATAGATAAACACTTTGTAAAAGGTAAGTGGAAAGTTGTTGATTTTGATTTGAGACAAGACTT